CTAAAACTATTCGTTTTGGCGATGCCAAGATGACTATCAAAAAAGACCAACCAGCACGGCGTAAGTCTTTTAGAGCACGTCACAAGTGTGACACAAACCCACCCAGCAAACTAACTGCGCGATATTGGTCGTGTAAAAAATGGTAAGGAGATAACTATGGCATGTGGTAAATCCCATAAAGGAAAAAAGAAACGTGGCGGCAAAAAGAAAGGCTACTAAAAAAGCTAACGACGCATGTGCAAAGAAGGTCAAGTCTAGATACAAAGTCTGGCCTTCTGCATACGCTTCTGGTGCTGTAGCCAAGTGCCGAAAGGTTGGTGCTAAAAACTGGGGTAACAAAAGTGGCCGTACGAAAAAGTAAAAAAGGCGCTGCCCTTAAGAAGTGGTTTAAAGAAGAATGGGTAGACGTTAAGACTGGTAAACCCTGTGGGCGTAAGTCTGCTACTAAGTCTAAACGTCCCTATCCTTCTTGTCGTCCTAAAGCCGTCGCAGCTAAAATGACTAAAGGTGAAAAAGCTTCATCTGCACGTCGTAAAACAGGACCAAAACGTATTCAACATGCAGTTACAGCATCAGGACGTAGAAGAAAAACTACAAGAAATGCTTGACAAATGCATAAAAATATGTTATAATATAACTATAAAATATAATAAGAGATACTATGTCACCAGAGCTTGAAACTTATTTTAATAATTTTAACGTATTATTCAACAACGAAGGCTTCAAACAACTCTTAGAAGAAATCTCTGTAACTACCCAACAATTGTCTGATGTACAGACTGTTAAAGATGTAGAAGAACTCTTCTTTCGTAAAGGTCAGCTAGCTGCTTTTGCAACAATACTAAACCTAGAAGCAACTATAAAAGCTACTAGGGAGCAAGCTGAAGCTGAAGAACAAGAAGAAATCTATGTATAAAGTATATGATTTTAGGTGTGACAATGGTCACATCACAGAAGAATTTGTAGAGTCTACCGTCACAACCAGTAGGTGCGGCTGTGGCGCTAACTCTACAAGGATGGTATCTGCCCCGTCTTTTCACCTAAATGGGTCCGATGGTTCATTCCCCGGCGCTCATATGAAATGGGTACGAGAGCACGAAAAAGCAGGTAAGAAACAATAACTCCATAATGATTATAATCACGGAGATTAATAATGTCAAGAGCGACACTAGTTGACCCACAACCAGAAATGGACAACGTGGACGATATAAACGAAGAAGCAGTAGAGACTCAGTTTGAAGACCAAGAAGTACAAGCTGAACAATTTCAAGAGCAACCTACTCTTCCAGAGAAGTACCAAGGTAAATCTTTAGAAGAAGTCGTACAGATGCACCAAGAAGCTGAAAAGCTTTTAGGTCGTCAGTCAGGCGAAGTAGGTGAACTTCGTAAAGTGGTAGATGACTACATTGCTAGTCAAACACCAACACAAGCACCTCAACAAACTGTTGAGCCTGAAGATGATATAGATTACTTCACTGATCCACAAAGTGCTGTTAATCGTGCAATTGAGAATCATCCTAAGATAAAAGAAGCAGAGCAGTACTCTTCGCAGTATAAACAACAAGCTGCGTTGGCTATGCTTAATAATAAACACCCAGATATGCAAGAGATCCTTGGTGATCCCAAGTTTGCTGAGTGGATAAAAGCTTCAAAGATTAGGACTCAATTGTTTGTAGCCGCTGACCAGCAGTACGATGCTGACTCTGCTGACGAACTCTTTTCACTCTGGAAAGAACGGAAGCAAGTAGTACAACAGACCGCTAATGTTGAAAAACAGGAGCGTAAGCAAACACTCAAGGCAGCTAATACAGGCAACGCGCGTGGTAGTACCGAAGGGACACGGAAGAAAGTTTATCGACGGGCCGATATTATTAAACTTATGAGAACAGACCCGGACCGTTATACAGCATTAGCCGATGAGATCATGGCAGCGTATGCGGAGGGTCGCGTAAAATAATCTAGGAGATTATCATGGCTACTCAACGTTATCCCGGAACCGTTGGCGGCGGTTCAATTGTAAACAAGGCTGCGGCAGATACTTTCATTCCAGAAATCTGGAGTGACGAAGTAATTGCTGCGTATCAGAAAAACCTGAAGATGGCTCCTCTTGTTAAGAAGTTGCCAATGACAGGTAAGAAAGGCGATCTGATTCACATTCCTAAGCCCATCCGTGGCGCTGCTTCTGCTAAGGTTGCTGACACTGCTGTCAACATCCAAGCAAACGTAGAAGGTGAATTGACAATCGCTGTTGATCGTCACTTCGAGTACTCACGTTTCATCGAAGACATCGTAGAAGTACAAGCACTTAACAGCCTCCGTCAGTTCTATACTGAAGACGCTGGTTACCAGTTGGCACTTAAGGTTGATACTGACCTTATGAACGCTGCTACTGGCTTTGGTAACGGTACTCTTGACCTTGCTGCTCCTTCTGGTGCTGACTGGGTTAACACTAACAGCTACTACTTTGACGCTGCTGCTGCTGGTGGTACTCCACTGACTGCGTTTGCTGCTTCAACTGTAGCTTCTGGCGACAACTTTACTGATGCTGGTCTACGTCAAGCTATTCAGCTTCTTGACGACGCTGACGTACCAATGGACGGACGTTGCATCATCGTTCCTCCAGTAGTACGTAACACTATCATGGGCACAGAGCGGTTCTCGTCTTCTGACTTCGTATCAGGACAGACTGTCAACACTGGCCTTATCGGTAACCTCTACGGTGTAGACGTATACGTTTCTTCTAACTGCCCAACACTTGAAGCTAACGTCCGTGGTTGTATCCTTATGCACAAGGACGCAATTGTACACGCAGAGCAAATGTCTGTACGCTCACAGACTCAGTACAAGCAAGAGTACCTCTCGACTCTGTACACTGCTGACACTCTCTACGGTGTTAACGTGTACCGTCCAGAAGCTGGTCTTGTACTTGCTGTCTACGACGCATAAGAGCACTAGGGGGTCAGCAATAGCCCCTTCACTTTCTGACTCAGGAGAACATCCATGTCACGTTTAGCAAGAGACTCAGGTGCAGCACCTATTCAATGTTTACGACCCGGAGCGTCACAGACTGTTAACGTCTCTGGTTCAGCAAATGCAACAACTTCCATCACTCAACGAGTAACACGGATTTGTGCCACTACAGACGTACACATTAGCGTCTCAGGCACTGCTACTACTAGCGACTACTACATCCCTGCGAATACTGTTGAGTTCATCCACACTTACACTGGAGACACCATTAGCTTTATCACCGACGGTACATCGGGCACAGCTTACGTATCGGAGATGATCTAATGTACGGCTCTATCCCTAACAGGCTCTCAAAGAACAAGAGAGCCTTGTCCAAATATTCTGTTGGGTCTGCTGAACCCGGACTTGCCTTTGACTTTGTAGACAATGTTTACAGGAAAGGCGAAGGACAAACAGCTAATCTATCCAGCGCCATAACCCACGCCCGTGCTGGCAATGCCACTATGACGGACGGCTATGGTCCTGAGCTTGTTACCAATGGAGATTTTTCTGATGGCCTTACAGGTTGGAGCGTGTCTGCGGGAGAGTGGGCGGCGCAAGATGGCAGGGCGTATTTAAATACAACAGTCTACTCTGTACTTTCTCAAAACGTGTCTTCTCAAAAGGCCGTAGAAATATCGCTAACCGTTGCTGAGTATAATCTATCAGGCGGTTTTCTTATTATAGCTAGAGAGTACGACGGCACGTATAGAGAATTGAAACGCACTAGCTCTAACAACACAGGCAGTATTAGAGTTCAAAACTTATCTTTTTATGTGGCTGATATTTCAACGATTGAAGTCTGGCGAGAAAACCCTGTTGCCGCCGTTAACGGTTACATAGACTCCGTAAGCGTCCGCGAGATGCCTGTCATCAAATGGGCACCGCATAATCTGCTGAGTTACTCTGAGGAGTTTGACAATGCGGTTTGGGAAAAAATAAATACAACAATTACTGCTAACGCGACTGTCGCACCTGACGGTACAACCACCG